CCCCTGTTGCAGGATCAATCATCATAACTTCACAGCTATCCCCTGCAACCATCCTCGTATTAAAACGAACGTGGTCAACTACGCTGGAAGCATTGGTCAAAGCACCGGAAACGACGATATCGCCTGTTCCGGTGCTTGACGTTGTTTCCCCTACCCGAGAGGCTACAACATTAGCCATGAAAAACCTCTATATTAGAAGTTAGTCGTGGAGTTACGAACGTCGTGCGTGAAGGAAGTCACAGAAATTTGCACACCAGCAGTAATAGTGGTGGTAGCCATTTCCAGACAAGAGGTAGAGCCAGTCGTGCCGACGTTACCATCAAACACCACAGTCGTACCGTCCGACTTAAAAGCACGGAAGAACGAAGCCGTACCAGTCGCATCAGCCGAGCTATCCGGCGTAAACGCATTGAACGTCAGCACGCCGCTAGAAGCAGCAGGAGCAGCCGTCGCGTTAAAACGCAGTTCAGCAAGCAGAGTGTTACCAGACAGTGCCGTGTCGGCAGTGTCGGGCTGAGTACCCGAGTAGATACGCAGGTAACCGTTGTTCAGCAAGGTCGCCATTGCATCGGCTTGAGCGTTGACCGTCACATCGGCCATCTGTGTATTCTTTGCCATTTCAATTCCTTAATTGGCAGGCCCTTTAGGTTGAGCCGGGGTTGTGGGAGTCAGGCCCTTCATTGTAGAGGTCTGACTGGCAGGGTTACCAGTGGACTTTGCACCCGATTGAAACATTGTGCCAGATAATGGCGTAGAGCCAGCCGGTGGTAAGTTACCAGTTAACGCGATTGACGCTTCTTCGTCTGTAATCAAGCCTAAAGACAGTTGCTCCAGAATACGTGACTGTTGCATTGCCTTGTAAGCTTCAAGTTCTGCTTGAGGGCGCAAATCTAAATCAGCATAGCGAAACTCCACGAAACAATCCTGTGCCATCAAGCGGATAGCCTGTGTCAAAGCACGGCTGTATAGTAAGTTCAACTTCCGGCGCACAATATCAGCGTTCTTCAGGAACAGCATAGTGCTGGTGGTTGCCGAAGTAGAAGCACCGTCACGGCCAAGAATGGCGGGCATCGCCTTCGCGCCTGCTGCGACTTTGGACTCCAGCAAGGCTTGCACGGTCTTGAGCGTGTCAGCCACGTTGCCGCCGCCTGTCTTGCTGTCCAGCATGCTGTACTCGACCGCATCGAAACTAACAAGCGCATCTTCAGGGTTCAAGCCCGTCATCAAGTTCTGAATACTGGCAATCAGGTTAGTATAGAACTCAGAGAGTTTAACCGGATCGTTCAGAATATCAGGAGGAATAGTCGCTTTGACTTTTTCTTCAACAATACTAGCAACCAAGCGCGGCTGAATCACACGTTGCATGGACTTTCGTAAGTCGTCCAAGAAGGTCGAATCTGCAAGTACCGCCTGGATAGCAGGCTCAAAGTAACTGCTGCTGTAAGGCGTCAGTAAGTCTTGATCCAGATTGACAAGGAAGAATGTCGGGATATCAAGCTTGATCGGCTGACCGCCCACTACCTGCGCCGGATACACACCACCGTCTTCTTCGTAAAAGCGAAGCTTGGTAACGCTAACCGGGTTAAGGTATAGTGGCAGACGCTGCTTATCAAGTGCCAACTCAAGTGCAGCACTGCCGTACAGCAGCAATTCTTTGCCAAGCGACTCGGACAGCGACTGAAGATCGGTAACTGGGTTGTATCCAAGGGTAGCATCACCAAGTAGCGTCAAGCGGCGCAGAATCTCCTGTGCAAGCTGCGTAGCTTGTGGATTGATAGCCCCATCCATGTCACGGGCGATAACCGTGTAACTTTCGGGAATGCCAACACGAAGATAGGACGAGAGGGTAGCAGCAAGATCAGGGCTGGAAGCAGCTAAGTCCCGAATAATCGCCTGTGTGTTGGAACCACTACGGTAATCCAACACACTCTTATTAGCCAAACCCCTCTCAGGCTTGACAATCGCAGACGTAGTTTTGGCAACTAGCGTCTTCCAGCTAGGAAGAGCTTGTGACTTATTAGGTGCCTTTACGGGTGGAGAGGGCGGTAACTGCCCCGTACCAGCAAAGAAACCACTAATTCGTTCTATGAAGTTCATCTGAGGGCGGCGCGTTGTTTTGCGCCGTAGGCGCAAGTTTAGCCGCTTGCTGTTTAATGCGCTGCGCCGTTCGTAGGCTTACATGCGCCATGTTAGCTATTTCTGCTGCATCTAGATGCGCTATAGATAGGCGATAGGCTTTTCGAGCAGCAATCAGGGCACCCTTGTTGGGCCTAGGCTGCACCGGATCGCGGTCAATCGCCCGACGCAAGTAGGAGGCATTCATGCCTGTGGCAGATGCAAGCTCAAAGCTCGTAATCTCTCGGCGCTTGTACTTGGCTATGAGAGAAGCGTCGATGCGCTCAAGCTTCGAGGGGGAGCGGGTTGGGATCGTCATGAAGGCGCATTGTAAAGAGATTGTCGTTGCAAAGCAAATTCGTTAGAATCCTGCCATGACCGACCTCTTTGCCGAATTTGAAAGTCCCGAGGAAGCTACCAAGCCGCCCCCGGTTCCAGTTGTCGTCCCCTCAAGTCTTAGGGAACTGGACGTAGAGACTGAACTGCTGGAACAGTACCGCACTGCCAAGCAGCTACTCGCCAATGCAGAAGAAAACGTGCCATTGAACCAGCGCGCTCAAGCGTTGAATTCAATCACTACTATTCTGCAGACGATCACAAAGATGCAGACTGATCTGTACGATGCAGAACGGCTCAAGACGCTAGAAGCTATCCTACTTGATACGCTACGCGAATTTCCTCAAGTGCAAGAAGCCTTCCTAGAGGTCTACAAGCGGAGGCTCAATGTTCAGTGAACACTACCAGAGGTTATATGAATCCCTCACGCAGCGTTACAGTCTTTTCAACCTCGCCCCGTGGATATCTGAGAACACGTTCTTGGATAGTAAGCCCTTCACATTTAAGAACCACGAGTATCAGCTTGACATTATTAGCGACCCGGCCAACACTGTTCTGGTTAACAAAGCGGCACAGACAGGCTTAAGTGAAATCTTCGCTCGTTGGGCGCTAGCCGTTGCCGCTACTCAGGATAATTTCACGCTCATTTGGACGTTCCCAAGCGCGTCCGATGCAGAACGCTTCACGAAAGCTCGCCTTGATCCTACAATTGCAGGCTCGCGCTTGCTATCCAAGAGCATTTCCAAGAACATCAATTCGACTGAGTTAAAGCAATTTGGTGCTAATACTTTTGTTTACATCCGCGGAACGCTCTCAGACACAGCCGGTTTATCCGTTCCTGCTGACGTTTTGATCCATGACGAGCTAGATAGGTCTGATATTGCCAACGTGTCAGCCTATGTGTCGCGTTTACAGCACAAGGCTACCAAGGTTCGTCGCCTTTTTTCCACTCCTACGGTACGCGGCTATGGTATTGATCTTGAATGCAAGACGGCTAAGAGAAAACGCCAGATTTGGACTTGTTCACACTGTAATCACAAATTTTTGCCTTCTTATGAAGAAAATGTCGTAATTCCGGGCTGGGATAGGCCAAAAAAGGACATAAATCGTTATAATTTGAAGGATATTAACTGGCGAGAGGCCAAGTTATTGTGTCCTAACTGTGGTCGAGTGCCTGATGTTGGCGTCCAATATCGTGAATGGGTGATAGAAAATGCTGATGAAGCCTATGATACGGTAGCATATTATGTCTCTCCGTTTTGTGCACCAGCTATCATTACAGCGCCTTACTTGGTAAAAGTCAGTACGGACTTTAACAAGTGGTCGGAATTCGTCAATCAAGCGCTTGGTTTAACGTCAGAAGACGATGAAGAATCGCTTACAAGGGCTGATTTAGAGGCTGTTTCTGTTCAAGGTGACTTTAGAAGCAGCGATTTTCACGTTTTGGGCGTGGATATGGGCTTGACTTGTCATTTTACAGTGGCTAAGGAGCATGAAGGTAAATTCGTAATTGTGCATCGTGAGAAAGTGTCTTACCTTAATTTTGAGAAGCGTCGTCAAGAGTTATGTCGCGAATACCGCGTGTTAGCAAGCGTGCATGATGCATTTCCGTACACTGATTTAGTCACTCGCGTTACGAATTACGACCCTAACGCGTATGGAGCTATTTATGTCACAAAGAACAGCACTGAGACGCACACTATCAAGCTACAAGAAGCTGATGCTCAAGAGGGTCGGCTTAATATTCGTGCTGTTCATATTAACCGTGATGTTGCCTTGGATGCTCTAATGTGGGCTATTAAGGGGAAGCAGGTTGTTGCAGGTAACTGCGATGAAGAATGGATCGTGAACTGCTTGGATATGAAGCGGGTGCAGAAGTTCGACAAGCATGGCGGCATCGTTTACAAGTGGGACAAGACGCAAGGGATCGACCACTGGCACCACAGCATGCTATATGCCTATATCGCGTCCAAGGTGCGCTCGATGGTGTCTTGGGTCGAGGCGGGAAGCGTGCCGCTGGTGACCAAGTTCAAGCTGCCGGGCGTTGTTCTGGATGGGGATTTGCGAAGATAGGCTCTGATGGGGACGGATGGCTGCGTGATCGCGGCTGTTCTGGTATTTGAGGGTTGGTAGGGACGTGCCGATACCTACCTGAGTGGTATGGAGCTTATTTTAGCGGACGCGGCGCGTAACGCAACGACAATGTTATAATTGTGTTACGTTAGCAGCTTAATCTTAGGGTCGGTAGCAGGTGGCAGGTTATGCGACCACTGTGCGGCCATCGCGTCAGCAATGCCTTGGTAGGTCAAGGAGCGGATTTTGGCTCTGTTTTTGGAGTCAGGGACGCGATGGATTCGGTTAGATCGGCCCTCAACGATGTTTGTTGGCTTAAGAAGCGGCAAGTTCTGTAACCATAGGCAAGTTTTCTTAGATTCACCATGCCCGAATTGCCAAGGGTGGATGTATTGTGTGGGGTTTGCAAGCCAATAGGAGATAGCTCCTACGGGATTTTCTATCGCAATTCGTGGAATTGGGGCCTGTACAAGGATGCGTATGAACTGTAACGCGGCTTTTTGTTCTTCAACCTTTTTGTCCCACCACTGAGCACCGCTTAAAGCAAGGTGTGTACAAGGCGGGAAAGCAACCATTATGTCCCATCCGTGGTCAAGGATTTCTCTTACGTCGCCTTGGTAGTGTGGCCCAGGTGATTCAGTAGGAATTATGTCACAGGAAATAGCTTCGTGGCCTTGTTTTATGAAGGCGTCACGCACACGGCCAGAGTACTCGCAAGCGACAAGGATTTTCATTTGTTACAAAAAGTTTGGAAAATTATAGCGCGTTTGGGAGGGGGTAGAGGGCGCCGCCCAAGTTATCCACAGGTTGTTCCGTATACGTCAACGCGCCCTGTGCATAACCTGTTAATAACTAACATCATACCATTGATTAAAACGACCGATAGACATGCTATCGCCCATCAAGCTATCCCCCTACACAAAAATTGTTCCAGGCGCGCAGAGTACCCTAGAGGCTCTGCAAATGGCATAGGGTTTACCCTAGGTTTGCACAAAAAGTAGTACTTATGGGTTACATGATAGGCATAGGCTATCATGTTCCTGGCGCCCCTATTGCCTAAATTTTAGGCACTAATCATCATATGATAGCAGGAAACTCTTATATAAGAGTCAGCCTACTCTTATATAAGAGTAGTTCTGTATCTCACATTATGAAACGTCCCAGGCGCGGTTATCCGGTACTGCCATACAAGGGCAGTAGATAGGTGTTGACATGAGCACCACAAAGCCCGACACTATCGGCACGGGTCAATTCGGACCCGCAACCCGCGCCGCTAGGCGCACACTGTAAGAGGTGCCACTATGGCAAAGACTCCCGCAACCCTGACGCTCCAGCATGGAGCCGTGTCTATCACTCTGTCCAAGCGCCAAACGGCCGCCGTCGCAATGGTGCAATCGGCCATCGTTGACGGTGACGGCGTTAGCGCCGCCGTCAGCCAGAATCGGCAGATTCGTGACTACTCGGCACCGGCCATCCGTCGCGCCGAGTTTGCCCGCATTCTGGCCGGTGCCATCAAGGCGCGTCCGGCCAATTTTTCCCGTGTCGCGGCGTGGCTCAACCGGGAGATGTTCGCGCAGGCCGGTGACTCGTGGCACATTGGCGCAGGCGTGGCCGAGGTTGGCGCGGCGCAGGCCACTTTGAACCAATGGGCGGCAGGCAAGTATGACACAACCGCGCGGACTGAAAAGACACTTGAGCGCCGCGCCGACATGGTAGCAGGCGTGCAATTTGCCCTTGACGCCATCCGGGAAGTTTTCGCGCAGGAAAGCGCCGGGACCATTCCGGCGTTCTCACCCTCCCGTAAGGGCAAGGCGGACGCACCTGCACCCGTGACGGCGGACGCACCTGCACCCGTGACGGCGGACGCACCTGCACCCGTGACGGCGGACGCGTAACCCCATCGGCGCGGCAC